CAGCAAGCGCAGCGTGCCGGATAGCTCGCGCCACGACGTCCTCTTCGACACCTCCGGCGTGCAGGCCGCGGCTACGCTGGCCAACGGTCAACTGGCCTACATCACGCCCGCCGACTCGCGCTGGTTCGTCTACGAGCCGCCCAATGGCGTGACGAGCGACAAGGCCAAGCAATGGTATTCCCGCTGTTCGGAGGCCACCCAGTTGCTCCTCGCCACCAGCAACGTCTACACCGAACTGCATGAACTTTACTACGATGACAGTGTCTTTGGCACTTACTGCATGTTCGTCGAGAAGGGCGTAACGCACCCGCTCAATTTCACCAAGTTCGACATTGGCACCTATTCCTTGGCCGAGGACGACGAGGGTCTGATCAACACCGTCTTCCGCGAACTGGAACTGACCATCCTGCAAGCCGCGGAGAAGTTCGGGGAGGACAACCTTGCTCCGGACATGAAGAAGAAGCTGGAGCAGATCCGCAAGAGCGGCAAGGGCGGCACAGTCAAATACAAGTTTGTTCATGCGGTCTACAAGCGCACCGAGGCCGAGCGCGAGCGGGGCAAGGAAGACGGCCCGAACAAGCCTTGGGCGTCGGTTTACGTTGACCAGACCAACAAGCATGTCACGCGCAACAGCGGCTACGACGAGAAACCCTTTTTTGCCGGTCGCCATGTGAAGTCGCAGCAAGGCGTCTATGGCGTCTCGCCCGCGTGGATGGCCCTTCCGGAGTGCCGCCAGTTGAATTTCCTTTCCAAGCAACTTGACGCCCTCGCGGAACTCAAGGCTTTCCCGCGCCTCTTGATGCCCGCAACCCATGAAGGGGAAATCGACTTGCGTTCGGGGGGCGTCACCTACTTCGATCCGACCCAGCCCAACGCGGTCCCGCAGGAGTGGGCGACCGGCGGCGACTACCAGATCGGGCTGGAGCGCGAGAACCGCAAGACGACCGCGATCAACACCGCGATGCATGTGGACATGTTCCGCATGTTCGCTTCGCTGGAGCGGGCCAACATGACCGCGACCGAAGTGGCCGAGCGGGCCAGTGAAAAGCTCGTCCAGTTCTCGCCCAGCTTCACCCGCAAGACGACCGAACTACTCTCGCCCATGCTCCGCGGGGTTTTCGGCATCTTGATCCGCAACGGGCATTTCCCACCCCCGCCGCCCGACGCGATCCTCATGGACGAGATGGGCCAGCCGATCATTCCAGAGCCGGAAGTCAGCTATGTCTCCAAAGTGGCCTTGGCCATCCGCGCCATGCAAAACCTTTCCTTGGCAAGGACGATGGAGCGCAACGCGATCATCGCGCAGGTGCGACCGGAGGTACTCGACAACTTCAAGTGGGACGTCATCTCCCGCGAGACGGCCCGCAACGACGGTTTGCCCGCCGACTGGCTGGCCGAGGAGGACGAGGTCGAGCAGGCCCGCGCCGCACGCGCCGAGGCGCAGATGAAAATGCAGCAGCAGCAGGAAATGCTCACCATGGCCGAGGCCGCGGGCAAGGCCGGAAGCGTCAAGCAGGATTCCGCACTGGGTAAACTGTTCAATCAAGCCTCCGGCGTATGACCGACACCAAAGAACTGGAGCGCAGCAAAAGCCTCCAGCGCATCAACAACGCCTACCATCGCTGTTTCACCAGCGAGGATGGACAGGTCGTCCTCGACAACCTCAAAGCCTATTTCCGCATTAACCGGCCCGCCTTTGAGCGCACCGTGGGACGGCCCTTTGATCCCATCGCCGCGGCGGTGCGCGATGGCCAGCGCGAGGTGCTGCTTTTTATCGACTACAAACTTTCCCTGCCCGTCGTCGGAGATGCCGACGTCGAGCGTCCAACCACCGAAGTCCTCCGCTAAACGAGGTTTAGTCAAAACAATAACCAACAACACCAACCACCATGACTGATGCAACCACCACCGCCCCAGCCGCCAGCACCACCGCGGACAGCGCCGCTGTTCCCGCGTCCACCGCACCCGCTGCTAACACCAACACGACAACCGAAGGGACACTGCTTTCCGGTGCGCCTGCCAGCGTTACCGACGCGCCCGCCGCGGAACCAGTCCTAACGGAGAAACCGGACTGGGTGCCGGAGAAATACTGGCGCAACGACAAAATCGACGTCGAGTCGATGGCCAAGGGTTTCAACGGCTTGGAGCAACTTTTGGGCAAGAAGGCCAACGCCATTGTCCCGCCGACCGAAAAGTCTTCACCCGAAGAGGTCGCCGCCTACCGCAAGGCCATCGGCGTGCCGGAGTCTCCGGAGGGCTACCAACTCAAGCCGGAGCAACTGCCGGAGGGCGTGACATGGGACGAGAACGTGGCCAAGCGGGCCGCGGAACTGGCCCACAAGCACAACGTGCCAGCCGCCGCCATGCACGAATTCATGAAGTTCGACATGGAGCGGGCCGCGCTGATGAACCAAGCCGCCGCGGGCATGATCGAACAGCAGCTTGAGGCCGGTCGCACCGAACTGCAACGGGTCTGGGGCGACAAGATGCCGGAGAAAATCGAACTGGCTCGCCGCGCCGCGGTAACCGCCGGAGTCGATCCTTCCTCGCAGGGCTTCGTCGATCCGCAGGTGGTCAAAGCCATCGTCAACCTCGCGGAGAAGCTCTCCGACGACAAGCTCGTCGCGGGCGACCAGACCGGCGTGAGCAGCACCCGCGCCCGCGCCCGCGACATCATGACCAACCAAGCCAACCCGCTTTACGCCCGCTACCAAGAGGGTGATGCCGAAGTAGTCGATCAAGTGCGCCGGATGCTGACCAGCGCCGGATAAACGGTCATGGCCAACAAAACCAAGGGCTGGCAGAAGTTTCTGGCCTGCACCTGCACCCACGGGTCCGAGGCTGACCCGCGGGCGCTGGATGCCATTTTGAGGCTGCGCGAGGCGTGGAAGCCGGACTTTGTCCTGCATCTGGGCGATGCCATTGATGTCCGCAACATGCGGGCCGGTGCGCGGCGCGACAGCACCGATCCCGACTACGGGGCCAGCATGACCGACGACGTCTTGCAGGGGCTGGCGTTCCTGCAAGAATTGCGACCGAACATCTACCTATTCGGCAACCATGAGGCGCGGCTCGCGCAAATGCAGTATAGCGCCAGCGGCGTCCATCGTGATGCGGCCACCGGAATCTTGGATCGGGTCCAGACCGCCGCGGACAAGATGAAGTGCCGGATCATCCCCTACAAGGGCGTGCATGCCGACTGCGCGTTTTTGCTGGGCGACACCGCGTTTATCCACGGGGCGCTCTTCGGAGTCAGCGCCGTGCGGGACGCCGCGGAATACTTCGGGCGCAGCGTGGTCATGGGCCACACCCACCGCGTAGCGATGGAAAGCGCCCGCATTCATGCCAAGGCCACCGGCTACAACATCGGGTGCGGGGTGAAGCTCGACATCGAATACGCGGCCACCCGCCGACAAACGCTGGGATGGAGGCATGCCGCAGCCTACGGGCATTTCAACGGCACGCACTGCATCGTCAACATCGCGGTCTTCGACCCGCATTACCAATTGCCCCTATGAAACCCGACAAGCAACTGCGCCAGTGGTGCGAAGCCCTTTCGCAGCCCAGTACGCCGGTCGAGGAGGTGCCGGAGGGCTGGTATACGGTCAAAGAACTGGCCAAGGCTCGCGGGCGCAGCGAGTGCGCGACCGGAGAGCAGGTGCGCCGGATGACCGAACAAGGCTTGTGCGAGAAACGCAACTTCACCATCCGGCTGGCCGAAAAAGTGCGCCCCGTCCCGCACTACCGACTCAAATGACCCGCCGCACCCCCACCAAGCGCGTTTCCATCGATGGCAAAACGTGGCGCGTCAAGATCCAGCGCCCACCGGCCCGCGAGTCCTACGACGGCCTCTGCGTCAAAGACGACCGGACCATTTATATCCATCCCGAAGCCATCGCCCACCGCGGCATTGAACTCATCGCCCATGAACTGATCCACGCCCGCCTCTTTGACATCGACGAGGAGGCGGTGGACGAGATCGGTCGCTTGACAGCAGAGGTCTGCGCGTGGGCGGCGCGGCACAACGATGGGGTGATCGGATGACCTTTTGGCCGCTCCTTGCCTGCACCCTGCTTTATTTTGCCACCGCGGTAGGGTGGTGGAGACAGGGCGATCCGGCGATGGCCGTCATCTTTTTCTTTTACGGATGTGCCAACGGTGGATTTTTGTGGGCGGCGCTGCGCTGATAAATTGTTAGGCGAGCAAAGTTAGCCAACGTCTGACCAAACGCCGCAGGCAGAAGCGTCCCGCGGGACACTTCGGACTGACGCGCTCGACGTAGCCAACCGCTCCGTAGGGGCCGTAATACAGCCCAAGTTCATGGGATCGGTGCATAGTGTTTCTCCTTTCGTCAAACACACCACAGCGCAGCAGACGGCGTGCCGCAATAATTTTTGACTAAACCCTTGCGCCAATTTCCGGCGCGGCGTAATTCTCACGACAGTTAGGCAGACACCTCCTTTGTTGAGCCTGCCCGACGGCAACCCAAGGCCGACGACCCGTCTGGAACGGATACTCGGTAGCGCCGCGGGACAGAAACCAACAACAACCCGACGAGATCCGCATGACGCGGGTTTAGTCAAAACCAAAGGAGAAACAACTATGTCTGCTATTGCTCAAATTCCGCAGTATTTCACGACGGAGTTCACCTCCAACTGGGAACACCTCCTTCAGCAGAAGGTTTCCAAGTTGCGTGAGTTCGTGTCCGTGGAGTCCGTTCGCGGCAAAGAAAAAACATTCAACCAGATGGCCGCGGTCGAGAT